GGTGGTGGTGCTGCCGAAGCCTTTGGCCTGTAGCCGTATGTTGGTGTTTGGCTCTCGCCTTCAATCCCCGTCTGATACATCTCCATTTCTTGCTCTGGAGGAGGAGGGGGAGGAGGAGGTTTACTAATGCTAGAATTTTCCCTACGATCAGTATCTAGGTCTAGTCTCGCCTGTGTTCTTGCCTGTGTTAATGGTCGTCGCATCTTATTCTCCAAAGAGTTTTGGACTGCAACGTGCGTCATCCTTAAACGCAATTATACATAAATTATTAAAATCAACCAATAACAACATACTTGTACTTCTTATCGGCAGTTGAGTTTGCAAAATGCGTAATCGTAGCCGTTCCCTGCCCTTGGCTACTGGCATAAATACCTCCAAAAGTAGCACTACCAGAGCCACCAACCAAGTTCATTGTGGCAATAGCAGATGGCGTACTAGGTCTAGTTGGGCTTGTCCCTGCACTAGCCGCTTTGATAGTACAGTTAATGCTAGTAGTTCGCCACACGATCTCTAGGTAATCATTAGCCGCTAGGTTAATAAAAAAGTTTATAGCCGCAACCACATGGTATGGGTCTGTAGCGTTCTTTCTAGGTTCTAACCCGAATATGCTATTTGAAGCACTTACATTTGTACCATTCTTGCGAAACCATACATCAACGTCTTCTGTGGAGTTAGCTAAATTGCTTAACTGTAAGGAAAACTGGATGTTGTACAGACCAGCATTTTTAACATTTAACCTAGAACTATTACTAAGGGTTATCCCGTTAGTGTAATCAGTGGTGTTAAAAGTTATTGGATAAGCCGTAGTGGTATTTGCTGCGCTTTGGGTTGTAGAGTCCTGAAAAGCTCCATAGGGAATAGAATCAGCAAAAGCCGCAGCCGAGTCAGGGGCAAACAAAATAACGCTGTCTACGCCTATCCTGCGATCATTGAGGGTGGTTGTGATAGCACCACCAGTAGCCAGAGTCAGCGTTCCTGTATTGTTGGTTTTGCCATCCATGATTCCACGGACTACCTCAGCAGTCTCTCGCTGATCTCCACCAAACGGAGGAAGCGTTCTAAACATTATCTAACTCCCTGACCTTGGAAATCAACGTCCAAAGAAACCGCAGTCTTCCATTGTCCAGTAGGAGTTACTTGGAACTGGTGGAAGTTCCCGTTAGACCTGAGTGATATTCTGTTATCAGAGTCAGCCGCTTGAGCAGTACCGAACACAGGTGCTTCACTCAGTAGCGTCCTAGAGGCCACCGCAACATTGGCAGAGCCTCCGTCAATCAATGGTCTAGCTAGGGTTACTACTGATCTACCCCCTGCGTTTAAGTCACCAGTTACGATGTTGCCAACAGAGTTAGCCCCGTTGTAGGTCACAACATACCTACCATTTGTGCCGCCAAGGAAGTACTTACCGCCCATGTAAAGGATGGAGTCAAGGCTAACAGTCAGGGCATCGATGCTGTTGGAGATCGAATCCAATCCCTCTAGCGTCACGGCAGCAGTAGAAGCGTCTGAAATGTAATCAGCACCAGCATCGCCATAAGTCCACTTCTGAGACTTAAAGTTGTAAATCAATAGTTGACGATTGCCAAAGGTAGTTCTGAAGTTCCAGATAATCAGCTTACGCACAGGGTCTACAGCCGCAGACATAATGTTGAACTGGCTTTCATCCGCATTGGCAAAGAACCAACGATCTACCTTCTCCGAGCCAATCCCTGTAACGCTCTGACCATCGCACGAGTAAAATCCATCGTCACTCAAGAAGAAAGTTACGCCCTGAACTTGGGCAATAGAACCCGCAGCGATACATCCCTTACCCCTAGAGATATTGTCAAACTGGAAAATGAACGGAGTGCCGACATAACTCATGCGGCTAATTCCCTTTTCCAAAAGAATAATACCCACCTCTCCACCACGGATTCCCATGATCTGACCACCATCAGGAATGTCCTGATAATCAGCTTGGGTTACTTGATCTGCTGTCCACTCAGTCTCATCGTTGATACCAGACCATTGAACCCTAGAGGGATAAATCGTAGATGATGCGTTAATAAACGCAGTAACCACAAAGTCACGCACCACAGTAATATATCGGCAGATAGGTGCAGTAGCATCTAAGTCAGCAAATGCCGTAGAAGTACCCAAGGTAAAAACTTGCATCGGGTCACTAAAATTAGTCCCAATTATGGCATTGCCAAACTGAGTAAACCTAAATCTGTCGCTGTAAGCGTTAGGTGTGTAACCACCAGCCTTTGACACGTTCGTTAACACGCCTACACCACTTGCGCTGAAAATCTTGGTTGCGCCAGCCGCAAATAGCTTGGTATCGTTAGTAGGGGTTTTCCCTGCTACTAATGTAGTAAGGTCTTCTGAGGCTTCTTGGGAGAATGTTGCCGCAGTAGGAAGTGGGCCGTACCCAATAGCCTGAGAAACCACGTTCTTAGCATCGACCAAAGCACCAGAGATGCTGGTTTGGTCAGGCATCCACTCACCAAAGTTTAGTTTTGTCGTAGCCATGTATTACTTCCTTGAGCCTGAATTGTCCATGTGTTGTCGTTTGCAGACACAGGTGTCCATGTGTTTGTGTCGCTAGATACTGTCGTCCAAGTATTTGTGTCGCCAGAAACAGGTGTCCAAGTATTTGTGTCTTGTGCTACTGGTGTCCAGTTCTCGCCAAGAATCACGCCATTTGCCGTGATAGTGGTTACACCCGTAACACTAGCAATACCTGCGTAAATTGCGGAAGCAGAGGCCGTAAAATCTGTATTGACAGAGATACTTGCATTGGCAGCAACAACTAAACCGCCATTGGCTGTAAATGTTGTATTACAAACAATACTTCCTATGGCATCACGCACCCTAATTGCATCAGCAGTAACAGTTGCGCTACCAGTAATCGAGGCCACGGCATTGGCTACGATTCCACCAACAGCAGTTACGTCAGCATTTGCCGTGATAGCACCAGCACCAAACTGGACACGAGTACCAATTGCCGTTACATCCGCATTACCAGTAATACTTCCAGCACCAAACTGAACCCTGATCGCATCCGCAGTAACAGTCGCATTTCCATCTACAGCACCAGAGCCAAACTGTACTCTTATACCTTCGCATGAAGCACTTGCAGAGCCTGTAATACTTGCACTAGCAAACTGAACCCTAGTTCCACTAGCCGTTACATCTGCCGTTCCATTTACTGCCGCCACACCAAACTGAACCCTTACCGCATCAGCCGTAACAGTCGCAGAAGCACTCACAGACCCATAGGCATCCCATAGGGTAACTGAGGTTGTGTAGAGTGAACTATCGAGTGTGAGTGTTAAGTCATCAATGCTAGACTTTAAATTGTCTAGCGAGTCGATCGTCCATGGTGGCAGTAAATCAGCCATCTCACGCCAATGTGACGCTCAATGAACCAGAGGCAATGCGGAATACATCACCAGTTGCAATAGTCTTAGATGCGTCTAGTGGTGTGTGATACAAGAGGTTGCCTGTAGTCAAGGCATCACGGATTCCGATGTGTGTAATCGTACCCCATGCGCCACCAGCTTGAGGAAACTCAACAGCAGCAGAGTTGGTAGTAACACCATTGCTAGGTGCAGCAAAGGTTACAGCCTGACGAGCATACGATGTACCTGAACACTCTGTGCCAGTATCAGCATCGGTTGGGTCAGTTGTATAAAGAGCCACATACACAGTCGTAGGTGCTGTATAGCTTGTTGCTCGTAGAGTTACGTTAATTAACGCATTTTCGAGATAGTTGGACATTTCAGCCATAGTTTCACCTTGTAGTTAATTTCATTGCCAATGGAACACCAGAGTACTGCGTAGATTCGTCAGACTTGGTAAGTGAGGAAATCGCACGATCATACATAGAACCCCATGTATTGATTCGTCCATCGTTCATCAAGTAAGGCTCTGCCTCAACCAATGACGCATACAGCAAAGCATCTGGTGCTGTTGTTAGGAATACGTTAGAAGCGTTTGAAGCAGACAGATACGCTGGCGCAGAAAAGTAAAGCATCTTCAATGTATACACGCCATCAGGTGCAGGAGTTAATTGAAACTCGCTTGCAAGAATTGTATAAGACTTAGGAACACCAACTTGTGAAGTTCTTGGGTCATTAGACAAAGCAGATGGACTAGAGTAACTTAGTGGCTGGATAGGGTTTGTCATCACGACAAAATCACGAATCTCCAAGAAGTCGCTAGGAATCTCAACAGTTGCATCACCAGACACAGAGGCTGTCGTTACAGACTTTAGCATCTGACGAATCCGTAGTTCTCTACGCAAACGATTCTCAGCAAATGTAATAAAGTCGGGAATCTGGCTAGTCAGATCAGACCTAGCCAGATAACCTGCAATCGAGGTCTTTAAATCAGAGTATGTTGCGAAACTCATACTACTCCTGTTCTAGTGCGCCATGCACGATTCATTGGGTCATTTAACCAAGAAGCAAAACGCTTGTCATCCAGAACAGCAAAACCACGCATTATTCCAGCTTTATTCAGGTCATCAATAACTGTCATTGGAATCGAGGCAACCTTATTGCCAAACAATTGGTCAGACCATCTTGCTCTCTCGTCATACGAGTTGTACTCTTTTTTATTCTGCTCAACAATATCTGAAACATCTTGACGAGTCTGAATAATGATGCCACCCTCACCATCGGCATGGACAGCAGTTTGTCTAAAGTTGTTAGGATTTTGCATAGCCTAATTCTATCAGTTTGCGTAGAAAAGAAAATGCCCCAGAGGTTTAGTCTGAGGCATTTTTCGGAGTTACCTTAGATTAAGGTGTTAAGTCAGCAATGATGCCGTGAGCAGCTTCGTTTTTAACTTCCAAGGTGTACTCAGCCAACAACTGTGTAGACTCATTGTCGCCAGTCACAGCCAATTCGTTGGTCTGGAAAGGACGCAAGTAAGCGATAGCAGCCATGTCGGGGTCAAGCACAAATGCTGTCTCATCGCATGAGTTGGTAGATGTCATAAATCTATTCGGGACAATTGAAATTGCACCAAAGTCGCTTAAATAAACATCAGCCGCCGACACGATAGTGGTGGGGGTATTGGCAGGAGCCATGAAACGCTGTGCAGCAATACCTGTGAAAGCGGAAACCAACTGCTTGTGTGCAGGGTTGACCATCAACACTTTAGGATTGCCACCAGAAGCGTAAACTTCTTTAACAACAGTCTTTAGCAAGTCTTCTGTAAAGGTGCGGTTTGTGCCGTTGGTACGAGCAGTAGTGCCAGAAGCACCAGCAACACCAGAAGTACCAAAGTCGCCATTGGTAGCCAACCATGCTTGCAGACCGCCCAATTTACGAGCAGTAGAAGAATTGCCGTTAGCAGCAACTTGGTTACTCAGCAAAGAGGTTTCCATGTCACGCTTAATTTCGCTAGAGGCTTTAGCCAACTGATAAGCCTTTTCAGACTTACGACCAGCTTTGTCAACAGCTTGCAAAGTGCCAGAAATCTTGACAGTCTTCTGTGCGATCTGGCAACGATTACCAACACGAGTTGTTGGAGACATAGTTGCGTCAGAAGCGGTGTCGCCTTCAACAGCGTAGTT